ATTTTACCCCACTCATAAACGTGATGCATTTTTTTTGGATTTCTTCTGGCATAATTGTCAACATCAATCATGAATCTTTCAGATGTAAGAGAAAATACAGCACGAGATACTTGTTGTAAAACTGAAGACTTTGTAAGTTCTTCAAGACCTTGTGAAATTTCGTAGACTGAATTTACAAGCTCCTTTGTATCAATCTCAAGCTTGACTGTCATCTTGCAACTCAGTTCTTAGAAGCACTGCTTCATAGTATGCTATCTTTGCAAAAGGATCTAATACTGCATGTGCTGCGGTTACTTCAAAAATTGTATCTGGTTGTCCAGCTTTGTCAATTTCAATAAATACTTTTTTTCTATCGCTTGTACGAATGTTTTGAATACGCCAACGCTTTGAAAGTAGCTCAAAGCCTTTAAGTCTAAGCTGTAGTTTTTCTGTATAGTTTGCATCTGCTGTCTTATCAAAAGCTTTGTTATCAGTTCTTGTTGAAGCTCCGCCAACTTTAATAGGTTCTACTTTGCACTGAATTGTGTGGCTATAAACCCACTGACGCTTAATAGCACCAGTTGACGGGTCTTGAGTATTTGTTTGAGTATAAACATCCGCCTTCATATTCATGATAGATGCCATAAATGATGAATTAAACATTAGATGATCACAATATTTGCTTTACGGTATTGATCAAGAATGTTGTCTACCGCAACGTTTCCTGTACCGTTAAAGGCACCCTTAGCCATTTCAAATGAAATTTCACTAAGGTCAACCTTGGACAAATACTTATTTCTCCAATTGTAGTCATTTGAAAGTATATCCTGCATCAAAAGCATTGATGCCAACTTAATATCTTCTGGTACATACTTGTAACCAATTTGTCCAACAAAACGATATAGATAGCCATCTCTAAATCTTCCGTATGGATAAATGACGGGATCCATTTGATTGTTCCAGCCATCTGGCCATCCTGGATACCAAATTCTTATAGCATAACCACTTGGGCTAATTTCTGTGCTATACCCAAATGTATTATAAACTGGGTTCTGAGTTTGATCAAATACCAAGATTTCGTTCTCATAAATCTGATCAAGTGTAAGCATCTTTTCTGTAAGATGAATTGTATCTGATCCAATAGCATATACTTCTTGACCGCCATAGTATGTATAAAACTTTATGCCTGTATAGCCTTCTATGATGGTTCTGGACAGCTTTTCTGCATTGACTATACTCTTTGGATCAATATAGTTTGCATCTGATGGCGTAGGGCTATATCCAAGGAAATCCATGGCTTCCCCGACTGATGCATAAGGTGTTTCAATTGAATAAAAATCATTCTGAGTAACTGTTACTCCGCCAACAACATATGACCAACGTGCTTCTAACACGAAATTTTTGTTGGTTACTGCTGGAGTCAAGGCATATGAATAAATGCCTGCGGGAGTCTCATCATATCCAGTTAAACTTCCAAATCCAGTAAGCGGTGCAGAATCATTGTCTGCATCATAAAGTGCTAATGTGGGATTTGTGTTAGCGTCTACTTGAGACAAGACCCCGTTACTATATACTTCTAAGTATATCTTTTGTTGGCTGTTAGTGTTGATTGTTTGCAATCAAAACACCCCCTAATTATGCGTAGTACTCTTGAGCCTCTCGTGGAGTCGCAAGGCGGAATCCTGCTTGTGTATCAAAAATCTTTTGAGCATCTGTTTCAGACATAGCCATGAATGGGTGTTCCTGAGTAAAGATATAGCCACCAGTTTCATATGAGTGATTATTTCTTTCCATCTTGACCAAAACTTGTGTTGCTGTATTCATGATCTTCTGCTCTCTCTTTTTCTTTTCGTTATCTGGAATCTTAATTTCTTGCTTTTCAACATTAGTAAACTTATCATACATTTGATAAGAAATGCCTTCTTCTTCAAGAAGTGCAACAATCTCTTGCTTTGTCTTCAAACCTTGAGTTTCAACACCAAAAGATTCTGCTGCTTTTCTAAGTTCTGTAATTTTTAAATCTGCAAATGACATTTGTCATCCTTTCGTCATTGTTTATTATATCAGAAAATGGCTAAGGGGACTACTTTTAAGTAATCCCCCGCCTTGCAACTAATAAAAAATATTAGTATGTCTCGCCGTTAACTCCACCAGTTACGTTAGAGCCGTTAGCTCCTGAACCGAATGATGATGTTGACATTGTAGAACCTGCAACCTTGATATTCTTAACGATAACGTGTGCATCGTAGTTTTCCATTACGCAACCGACACGAATGAAGAGTGTGTACTCAATTGTGTCTTTCTTTGGCTGGAATAGACGATAAACTGTTACGTCACGCTTAATACCAATGATGAAGTTCTGTGGGAATGTCAAGTGGACATCTCCGTGTGAACCTGTAGCACCAGAGTAGTCTCCGCTTTGTGTTTCTGAGATCAACGGAACGTTGATAACTGGAATACCAAATGCGAAAGGAGTTACTGTTCCTGGACCACCATCGTTAGCAGCGACATCACCACGGATGATACCTGAAGCGATATCAAATGGGTTGCCGTTACCAGCGTTAGCTGTCAAATTGAATAGATAATCCTGTACCAAGTTAGATCCTGTGAAGAATCTGAGTTGGTTACGACGTTGCTTGTACTTACGAGGAAGTCTCTTAATAGCTTCGTTGAATACTGTCTTGTCAAGTCCGTATCCATTAGCGTCAACAACGTGTGCGTTGTTAAGAGCCAAAGAGCGGAAACCTTGGAAAGCTGACATCAAACCTGAACCAGTTCCAGTACCGTTAATAAGGGTATCCTCAATATCGTTACCAGCCTGGGTAGCCATAAGACGTGCAATGTGATCCTCTAGATCAGGACCTTCAATATTGTCTTCAAGAGACTCTGCTGAAAGTTCCCAGTCAAGACGGAGCTTGCGAGTTGTGAGGGAGACCTTGTTAAAAGTAGCATTCTGTGCTGAGAACGTAGAACCGTTCGCATTAGAATATGTACCATTAGCTGCCACGTAGTCACGTGGATTGTCTTCCTGTGCAACTGTCATGATACGTTGTCCAACTGCAACACGATCAATCTCGGTTGTGTTTGAACGCATACGAATTGTACGAGCTGCCTTAGCGAGAATTGTAGCATCCCACATGTAATCCAAGAAGCGATTTGCTTGATCTGGATATAGGAGACCGTTACCTGAAAGGGTAGCTGTATCTGCTGATGCGTTTACTGCTGCAGTTCCAAGGCTTGAGCTTGTAGTATCAATGACTTTTTGTAGAAGTTCATTACTCATTTATTATTTCACCACCTTATTTCTTTTATTTTTGTTATATGTTACTAGCACTGAGGAAAGCACCTTGCCATATACTTTGTTTTGGTTTTGTTTGACCCATTGGAGCCTGAACCCCAACGGACTTCTGAACTGCAGTAGCTGATTCAAAATTCTTGAGCTGATGGTCAACATACTCAATCTTTCCGAACATGTCAGTTACTGACTTATTTAGTGCCTCATACTTTGCAACGAGATCATCATTTGTCTTTTGAATATCCTCATAAGCCTTTGACAAACGAGCCATTTCAGCTCTTGTTTCGTTTACAATGTTGTACATGTCTGCTACTGTTGCTGCATGTGTTGCATAATTAGTATTAGACTTTTCTAGTGACTCACCAAAGAAGGTCTTTAGGTCTGTGACCATCTTCTCAAAATCAAGTGCGTCATCAACCTCAGAAATTGATACAGCCTTTTCAATGCTGGTATCTTCTGGAGTTGCTTCAACATTTGAAACTTCTTCGGCTGGAGTCTCTACATCAGCTGCAATTTCTGCAACTTCTGCGATTGTATCTTCTGCCATTTTGTTACCTCCTTCGTTGAGCGAAATATCATCACTCTTTTTAAGCCCGTTCGCAAACGTGACTTTCTTTTTTTCATTTTGATCAGGATAAAGATTTATTGAAGCATTGCTATCAATTACGTTACCTGCCAAACCTGGAGCTGCTGTCTCCGTTGCTTCATGTGCTGATGTTGGTGCATCATCTTTCTTAAAATAAGAATCAATAACTTTTTCAATTGTCTCAAGCTTTTCAATATCTGCCTGTTCTACCCAACCAATGTTTGTCATTGAATCTCCGCAAACAACGCAATCTTTTGTTGTTGCAGTTGTTGTTGATGCTACTTCATCAGCTTTACACCAGAATACGTTCTCTGTTACAATGCCTTCCGCCATCTTTTGAATAGAAAAGAAATTAGAAAGTTGGTTTGCTGGTGAATCAACAATGCTGAGTTCGTGCAAATCAAAATTGTGAATAACTCTGTGAGAATCTGTTCCGTCATCTGACTTCTCCATCTTTGCATCTACAATGTTGCCACCAATAGAAAAACCTGAGTAAGTACCATCTAGGCACTTCTCCCAAGCATCTTGTGCACCCTTTGAGATGTATGCCGTTACATAAATTCCGTTATACTTTTTATTTGTTTCTGGGTCAAAGAAATTATCTTCTTTAAAGTTGACCATCTTGCCAACTGCTGAGGCTCCGTGCATCTCACGGATATTTCCTCTAAATCTTTCAAATGCCTTCTTGCTTGCTTCCGCCGTGACAATATCGCCATGGCGATCAAGGTTGTCTAGTGTTGCGAATCCTGAAACAGTTCTTTTTTCCTTGTTTACCTTTGTAATAGGGAAGTGAAGGGCCATTGAAGATTCGCTGTTTTGCCAGTAAGTTTTTTGAATATCCATATGTAAATAAATAATAGCAATATTTATAAATAAAGCATAATTTTGACAAATATTATTTTATAATGTTGCTATTTATTTGGATGACCTTTTTGACATCCGTTCCCTCTGGTTTGTATTTGTCTATGACTTTTATTTGGTCTGGTACCCCAGAATTACCGTCGTTTATATTGTTGGCATAAGGAGTTTGGATATGAGAATCTGGCAGGACATCTGGGGAAGAAGAAGAATTGTGTGAAGCCAATCCTCCTGTTACAAAACCCATTATTGGGTATATTAAGCCAGTAATACTCTTTTGAAATCCCGTTGCTGCCCACATTCCATATGAGCTTATAAT